GTCTGGTATCCGATGGGCTATGAGGAGACGAAAAACGCGCCTGTTCAGGTCGGAGGCGGCTCGACGGTCGGGCTACGAGCCTTTAACATTGGTTATGTCTTGGGTTACAGAAACTTTGAGGCGTTCGGGCTTGATGGGTGCGTTATTGGCGATCATCACGCATACGATCAGCCGGAAAATGACGGCGAATCCGTGAAGGAAGTCTTTTTCATGGGTAAATCGTTTTTCATGACCGACTGGCAAATTGCACAAGCACAGAATTTCCACGAGTTCATCCAGCGATATGGACGGACTTTTAATCTTGTCGTCCACGGAGACGGCATCATCAAGCACATTGGAGAGAACAATGCCAGCTGAGACATACGCACGCTTTTACGTACATCCGCAACTTCAGGGCGATGAATCAGAAAAACACGGAAGGGATGTATATAAAGACGTGATTTACGTCGAAATCTTTATCAAGGGCAACAAAAACACCTCTTTTTCACGCCCAATGAAACCAGAGGACCAGGTGTTATACCCACGAGGCTGGGCATCATTCAAGGAGCAGGATATTGAACTGTCGGATGGCACGCCAATTACGGTACTTCCTGGCATGAGTCCGTCAGCTTCGATTGAACTTCGCTCGCAAGGCGTCAATACCGTTGAGGATCTGGCGGAACTCAATGACAGCGTGGTACTTGGCAATCCAGGCATGGTTACACTGAGAAAGCGCGCCATTGCATATCTGGCAGCCTGTAATGTTGAAAAAGAGGATGACCTGGAAACAGAAGAGTCGCCTGTCGATGTTGAGGCGATGAGTAAAGACCCTGACGCCATCCCCGCCCCTAAACGGCGCGGAAGGCCACGCAAAAAGGCTGCATAAATGTCCCTATTAACCCTATGCCAAGATGTTGCGTATGAGGTTGGGTTCCCCGCGCCGGATTCTATCGTGGGGAATACCGATCAAACCGCGCAACAGCTTTTCAGGCTGGCAAACCGCGAGGGTGAGGCACTCTCCCAAGCGCACAACTGGCAAGTTCTGACCGAAGAGGGAAGTATTACGCTGGTCACAGCAGACCAGGATTATGCGCTTCCTGGTGATTTCCGCTATATCGTGCCGATGACGACATGGAACAGGTCTGACAAGCGGATTGTGATTAATCCCGTCACGTCTGAACAGTGGCAGTTTTTGAAGGGGTGGACCACGATCAACGGGCTGAATCTGAGAGCCAGAATTCGCGGAAATGAGATGGAGTTCGAGCAGACGATTGCGGCTGGCGATAACGGCAAATCAATCTATTTCGAGTATCTGTCGAAAAATTGGGCGGCGGATTCTGGCGGGACTTCTCAACATAAATTCCAAGCCGATACCGATACGGGCAGGCTGGATGAGGAGTTGATTACGCAGGGCGTGGTCTGGCGGTTCAAAAAGGCCAAAGGGCTGGACTGGGAGCCTGATTTTCAGGAATACACCAACCTCCTGAACAAGAAAAAAGCGCGTGATGGCGGAGCCAGAAAGCTGTCCATGGGCGGCGAGCGAATCCATACCGTAGGAGTTAATGTTCCCGATAAGGGCTTCGGCTGATGGAAGCGCGAGTTAGGGCGATACCTGCTCCGGTCGGTGGCTGGAATGCGCGTGATTCACTCGACCAGATGAAAGAGGATGAAGCTATCATCCTGGATAACTGGTTCCCAAAAGACGGTGAAGTGGCGATCCGTGGTGGATATACCGCCTATGCTGACACGCTCGGCGATAACGTTGAAACCCTGGCTGAGTTTCACTCTGGGGCAACGCGTAAATTCCTCGCGGCAGCTAATGGGAATATCTGGGATATTTCCTCCTCTGGGGCTGGCTCCTCGCTGGCATCCGGGTTTTCCGTGAATCGCTGGCAGACCGCCAACTTTAACGGCTCCATGGGGTTGGTGAATGGAACTGATGCGCCGCAGACCTTCGACGGATCTACCGTTGCCAGCATGACGGTGAGCGGCACGGGGCTGTCAGTTGCCAACCTGGTCGGCATCAATGTTTTTAAATCCAGAACCTATTTCTGGGAGGCTGATTCACAGGATTTCTGGTATTCAGCCGTCAATGCGTTAGGTGGAGCGCTCACCAAGTTCCCATTGTCCCGCGTTGGGCAGTTTGGCGGGAATCTGGTGACGATGGGCACCTGGACGCGTGACGGTGGTGATGGTGTCGATGATCTGGCCGTGTTCTTCATGTCGTCCGGTGAGGTCATCATCTATCAGGGGTCTGATCCAGGCGATGCTGCTGATTGGGCGTTAGTCGGTGTGTTCAGGATTGGCGCGCCACTGTCTATCCGCGGGGTGGTTAAGGTCGGACCGGATCTTATCGTGATGACCAAGGACGGGTATTTCCCGCTTTCCAAAGTGCTGTATATCGGCAGAGGAACGCAAAAAGGCGCGATTTCAGACAAAATCAACGGCGCGGTATCAGAGGCGGCGCGAGAATACGGGGCCAATTATGGCTGGCAGGCTATTTTGTATCCTCGCGGAAACCAACTGATTTTCAACGTTCCCGTCACCACGAACACCACCTATAACCAACATGTATTTAACACCCTGACGGGGGCTGCATGCCGATTTAAGGGCATCAATGCCCGATGCTGGGGGGTCTATAACGACCGTCTTTATTTTGGCGGTAACGCGGCGGTCTTCCTTGCAGATGAAGGGCATGACGACAACGGATCGAACATCGAGGCAGATGGTCTGCCTGGTTTCACCTATTTAGGATCACGCGCAAAGATCAAGCAGGTGACTGCCATTCAACCTGTTATGAGTTCGGAGGGATCGTTGCCGCTCGCGCTATCTGTCGGGAGTGACTTTTCCACGCCCCTGCCTTCCTACAATCCCTCATCGTTTGCGGCAACAGGGGCGGAGTGGGATGCAGCAACGTGGGATTCTGCCGACTGGACCGGGGGGAGTCAAATTTTGAAATCTTGGTACTCGCAAGGCGCTATCGGCATGAACTTTGCTGCCAGGGTGCGCGTTAGCACCAAGGCTCAGCCTGTCAAATGGTATGCAACCAATTACATGTATAAGAACGGAGGGCTTCTCTAATGGCCTGGGACGGGAATGGCGCGTTTTCGCGCACGAATGGGGTAAATAGTGGGTCTACCACTTGGCAGGATGACCGCGACGCAGGGACGAAGATCAGGGCGGATAGGCATGATACGCATGATCAGGATTTATCCGCCGGGATTAACGCGTGCCTCGCTAAAAACGGGGAAAACGCGGCCACGGGCGATCTTGATCTTGGCGGGAATAAGATGACCAATGCCGCCAGCGGAACCGTAGCAAGCGACCTGGCAACGGTTGCTCAAGCCCAGTCAGGCGCGCTTGTTTATGCCGCCGATACGGGGGCGGCGGATGCGTACGCAATCGCGCCCTCTCCGGCAATTACAGCCTATGCCGCAGGGCAGGTATTCCGGTTTTTCCCGGCCAATGCGAATACAGGAGCATCCACGCTGGCCGTTTCAGGGCTGGCCACAAAAGCCATTATCGACATGGATGGTGGCGCACTGTCCGGCGGTGAATTGGTCACGACCGGCCCTGCCGAGGTTGTCTATAACGGGACTGCTTTCGTCCTTGCCAATTCTGCGGCTGCTGTTGATCTATCCGGAAAGCAGGATGTTGACGCGGAACTGACCGCGCTTGCCGGTCTTACATCGGCCGCAGACAAACTCCCTTATTTTACTGGATCTGAAACAGCAGGCGTTACGGATCTGACCGCGTTTGCCAGAACGATTCTTGACGATGCGGATGCCGCTGCGGTTCGAACCACGATTGGCGCGGAAGCTGCTGACGCCACGCTAATGAAAACCGGGGTATATCCGTCACTGGTTTCCCTTGAGGGGCTGACCCTTGCTGCTGGTGACGTTCTCTATGCAACCGCTGCTGATACCCTGGCAAATCTTGCCAAGGGCACTGACGATCAGGTGCTGACACTAGCGTCGGGGCTACCCTCATGGGCTGACGCTAGTAGTGGCGGGTATGAACCTATCGGGTCACCCTATGAGCCTACTTCTGACGTAAACCCCGCAACCATTACAGGGCTGTCTGGGTATCGTGACATCAAGATTGCGTTCGCTTTCTATAACTCAGGCGGAGTTAGTGCTGCGATAGACGTTCGCACATCCGGAGGAACTTGGCGAGAGCTTGCTTCCATAAGCAGCACAGCCACCGTTTACGGCGAGATTGAAATGCTGAATTTCGGCATGACGACGAACGCCATTAAGAGCTTTTTTATCCGATACAACGATGACGACACCGTTTTAGATAGATCAAATTTCATTGATGGCGGCAACGGTACCGGCAACAATGGCTATTTCACCTATGCCGAGGCGCTTGATGAGATCAGGTGGGATTGTTCAAACGGCAGCATCGAGGGATCTACCGCCGAT